GCTCCAGACCGTAAACACCACCACTAGTACCACAGTCAATATACGCGATGCCAAGTTTAGATAACCGTTCTGCCCTGCGTCTAGAGTCTTTAAAATTGGAATTGCCATGATCAATAATAATATCGCCTTCCACACAAAATTGTAATAACTCATTTAGTGTGTCCTCTACAGTTTCTGCTGGTACAACCATCATGAAGATGCCTGGAGATTTGGCAGCATCGTTTGTTAGAACTCCCAGACCACTATGAACTACTCGAACAAGGCTTTCAATAGAAGTGGTACATCCACTGATATAACCCTTCTCATATTGCTCTTCAGATTTTTTATAGTTGTTACGATATCCATGAACTTCGATACCTGCTTTGATCATGCGACGAGACATACCCTCGCCCATTCTCCCTAAACCAATGATTCCTACTTTCATATTACTCTTCCTGGAATATAATCAATTTCTTCTAAAACTTCATTCAAAACTTTTTCATAATCTCTGAACATCCTATCACCAGCAACAAAACATCTTTGGCGTCTCCAAAGTGCTTCAGCAAACATACGTTTTTCTTTGTCAGTAAAATCTTCAAATCTACTCATTGTTTCTCCTATTTAAAGTGTTATTTTTAACCATGGCAATAACGGGGGAACTATTCCAATAAGTCGAAGAAGACCCTCAGCAAAAAGTGCAAGAACAACCCACCCAACACACATAGAGATAATTGAAGCATTACGATTATGCTTTCGTATGGCAGCATCAATCATCTCCTGAACTTCTTCTTTTGTCGCATAATGTCCAGGTTTAATTTCATCCATTCTGTGCGTCATCTTTATTATTCATCATATTATCAAGAGGATCTGGTTTGCCAATAACTATAGCACAAGCTCTTTTATAAAAGAAGTTGTCAGTATTACCAGATGCTTCAAAGGTTTCCTTAATCTTCACCCAATTATTATAGGTGTTTTCGTCCATGAATACGTCCCAAACTACACACTAGCTATATTAGACACTGGTTTAAAAATATCAACTTTGTGTTCATTTCCTAACACGGAGAGAACAGGAATCGAACCTGCGAAGGTGTTACCCTCAGCCGCTTTCAAGGCGGTGTCCTCGACCAACCGGACTCTCTCCAAATTTTATCGAACTTCAAAGTCCAATTTGCGAACTTTTCTTTGCCGTCTTTGTTCTTGCCACTCAATATCTTGTTGAGTCAAAACTCTTCCATTTTCTTTAGAATAAGCAAAATTTAACATAACAATCTGCGATAAGTCAACAGCTGAGACTTTGTCACCACGAATAGTTGCCATATTAGAACAACCACAAGAAATTGTTTTGCTTGGATGCCCCTCCAACTCCCTACTACAGGAGCGGCATCTAATCTTTATGTTATCCATTTTAATGTTCTATACTTCGTCAGTTTTTAGTTATTTATCTAAAATCTGGACCACCATACCAACCAACAATAACAGATCTTTTACCACTCTTTAAAGGTCTTACCCGATGAAGAGAAGTTGATGGAAATATAATACACTCGCCTAATTGAAATTTAAAAGTTTCCATACGTTGATTTGCATTCAACATAATTTGAAACTCGCCACCTTCATATTCATTAGGATCGCTAAGAGATAGTACTAAACTCAATTTGCGAACACCCGTTTCATTTACTTCAGCTTCATTATCACAGTGCCACATATATCCAGAACCTTTTCCTTCATATAAAATGTATTGCAAATCACTATGCCATGTGGTCAAATCAAATTTAAAAACGGATTGATTAACTTCGTGTACATAAGAATTTAATATTTGTGTCAACCAATATGGTTTTTCTACAGAAAAAATAGAACAGTTTCTTACAGACCTATCAACTCTTTGATGTTCATTTAAACCAACACTTGCGGGTTCTAAAAGATGTCCATTTTCTCCAATATAATTTTTAATGTTGGAAATCATTGATGTATCCAAACCAGTATTAAATCTGGCCATTACTCCAAAATTTTTCATATCAAACAAAATCTATTGCAATAGAAAGTCTTGGTAAAGATATATTATATGGTACAGTATGTTCTATATCGGAGTCAAAAACTATCATAGAGTTTTCTATTCCACTAATCTGACACTCTTTGCAATCAACTCTAAATATAGTTCCCAAATTTTCAGGACTGTCCAAATAATAAACTAAACTTTTTTTCATATTCCCGTGTGTATGCCAACAAGTATATCTTCGACTAAAATCAGTATAGTTGACCCAACAATTTTCCATTTTCAGATTATTTATTTTACTCTTCTTTATAATTTTATCAATTAAAAAAGATGCATCCTTATCCTGATTGATTTTAAATAATCTATCAAGATAATTTACAGATTGCAATCCAGGGTGATCTGGGGATATTTTTTTAAGATATTTTTTAGAACTCTCTACAAGCATTTTACGTTCAGAATCTGTCAGAACGTTTTTATATACTTTAATACCATATCTAAATTTGAAAAAGAATTCATTCATTATTTTTTAAAATATACTCCACAGTATTAGCAACATCATTCATAGCATCTCTAAGAAATGGTTGTTGCCCAGAATGTTGCTCTGTTTTAGTGACACCGTTCTCCCACTCTTCTATAAGTGTCCAACGCCACTGCTCCATGCTTTTTGAATACCAAAGATTAATCTTCATTTGGCAATCGAGATTCCAATATATCTAGTCTACCTTGCAATCTGGCAATTTCACGGGTTAATTGCATATGCTCATTTTCCATATCTTCCAAACGATCTAACATTTTTTGTATTTTCTTTTTCATTAATCCAACTCCCAACAAGCAGAACGTGCCAACTCTGGATTCTTTTGTAGTGCTCTGTGAACATGTCCATGTACATCCTGCTCTAAGGTGTGGTGTGCTTTGGTGTGAATAAATTCAATCACCCCAAGAGATCCGCAGATCATTAAGTTTATGGTAGTGAGGGGATGAAAAAAATAACGCATAAAAAAGGGAGACCGAAGTCTCCCATATTATAACACAAATTTAGTGGATCAGAAGGAATACTTCAGACCCAGCTTAGCACCGTAACCACGGTCGATGTCGCTATCGCCAGATCCGAGGAAGGAAACCTCGCCGTAAGCACCCAGTGCATCAGTTACAGCAACGCCAAGACCTGCCTTACCAGAAGGAACAGTGTCAGTCTCGCCACCATCAGGGGAGATCAGGCTAGCACCACCCTGAACATACCAGGAAGTAGATTCGCCAAGAGTACCTTCATATCCAACGTGAGTGTCGGTAACAGTGCCGTTGTAGTTTGAGCCAGTCCAACCAGAATTGGCTTCTACATTGACATATGGACCTGCAAGGGCAGCACCAGCAGACATTGACAGAGCAGCAGTTGCTGCGAATACAGATTTGATCATTTGTTTAACCTCTTTATTTTACTTGCGGAATGATTACCCGCAGATGAAAGGGGAATCGACATCTCCCCGTTGTTACCTTTTGTAATAATATTACAAAAGGTTAAGTATTTATACGGAAAACTTTTTAGGGTTTACCGAAGCGAAATACGGGATTCGAACCCGTGACACCAACTTGGAAGGATGGGATGTTACCACTACACCAATTTCGCAAAGGGTGGGAGATTGCTCTCCCGGCACTTCCTTCACACGGATGAACATATTATAAAGGAAGGTTAGAATCTTGTCAAGTCTCTACCCATTCATGCTTATATGCAGAATCATACTCTCCATATTCACCAACAGGAATAACATTAAATGCTAAAGAACGTCTAATATTTTTAGATCCGTGAGATTTAATTTTATGAAATAGAAAACTTGGAAAAATTAGAATTAAACCATGTTGAGGTTTAATTGACCAATTATGAGAATTAAAAATATTCCATTCGGTCGGAGTAATATCATAATTAAAAAAACTTGTCATCGGAGAAACAAATGTAATTTGCCCTACAGTATCTTCATCATATTCTCCAAAATATAAAATACCACTATAAAAACAATTTCTGTGATTGTGAAATTCAGATTCACAATTCTTTTTTGATCTGGTAAACCATGAAGTAGTTATTTGAAACTGACATGGATACTTCAAAGTATTTTGAAGTACGTTATCACAAATACTCATGAGATAACTTTTTGAATTTGGCATTTTTTCCAATACCCTCATATCCAATCCAGAATCAGAAAGATTTCTATCACCTGCATTTTGAAGTTGTTGATACTTTTCAGTTTTTGAAAAGTTGTTAATTTCATTCAAAACCGTTTTATTTTCTACTTTAGTGTAAAAAATATTTGGGGAAAAAAGAGGAATATAATCCATGGTAAAAAAAAAAGATTTAAGCCTTCGACAAGATTTGAACTTGCGACCTGAGCTTTACAAAAGCCCTGCTCTACCACTGAGCTACAAAGGCAAACAGGTGAACCAACCTGCAATTTAGGATTACTCCATGGTTTTTAGTGTGGTGGGTGGTGAGATTCTATCATACTCACAACTAGAGGGTCGCACTGATAGTAACGTTCTCTAGCACTCTCGGACTCCTTGATATTGGATTCTCATGTCTCTGGTCTCCCAGTCACATGGCGGGCATCACCCCTGTCCTATTATACATTATCCCGTGCATGACCGCATAGGATTATTCTGTCACACCCTATGGAGATGATCAATCTCCAACTCCCCAGGTAGGATTTGAACCTACGACCAATCGATTAACAGTCGATGGCTCTGCCGCTGAGCTACTGAGGATTGTTTTCTTCTCTCTTGAGTTTGAAGTATAGTTTGTAATACTTCTTTCTCAATTGATCGAAGATTTTATTGTCTTCCTCGAAACCAAGTTTCTTAGTGTGAGTATAGCACCCTTCTAATTCGGATAACAGAAGTAAGATGTCTACTGGTTTCATAACAAAAAAGACAACAGGCACGGCTGGGGTCGAACCAGCAATCTACCGCTTAGAAGGCGGGGGCATTATCCATTATGCTACGTGCCCTAAACGGAGAGAGGCGGAGAGCAGTTTGTCGTTCCCTCTTACGGTTTTGCCTCTCAACTCAGATATTATAGACCCTCTTACTCAGATCGTCAACCCTCTTCTGCCGGTGCTTCTGCTGATTCAATTTCTTCTGCAGATTCCGATTCCGGAAGAACTACTCCTGTTCCGGACAAATATTCAATTGCTCCTTGAACTTTCCAATATAATTCTCTTCTTGCATTACTTGTATTTTGTAATTCTTCAAGAGTTTTTTTAAGAGTTTCTCTTTGCTCTATAAGATTGGTTAAATGTTGTTGTTGTTCAGTCATTACTAATTTCAAGATTTATTAATTTTCGAAATTATTTATAAATGAATAGCAGATAAATAATCCATAGCTTTAAGTATAAATTTTCTATGAAAAAAGCATTAATTGCTTTTGGAATGTTATTGATGACCGCAAGTGCAGCAAATGCAGGCGGACTTGTTACTAAACATGCTTCTTCAGTCCAACTGACTGTTGAAGGACCTGCCGTGCAGAGCACCAGAATTGGACATTCCATGTCCATTTCAGGAAACAATGTAAATACTACTGACGGCACCACTTCAGGTATTGTAGGTAATGCTATTGGTATGTCCAGTGATGGTTTTACTGCTGCTTCCTCAACAATTACAGCAACACAAGCAACAGCAGGTGAAGCATTCTCATTCAGTGCTTCCTATACACAAGGTGATGCTTTGGTGACTTCACAAACTCAACTTAGTAATGCTGGAAGATTTGATACTCCAAATCTTTACGGAAATTCAACCACTCAAGCAGGTGGTTATGCAGGTTCTCTGGCAGGCACAATTGATAGTTCTCATACTATGAGTCTGACTGCTGGTGGATCTGGATCTACTGCTACAGGACAATTCATTACAGAAATTACTGCTCTTGACTGATAATAAATATGTCTAGATTACAAGAAGCAATCGGTCTTGGGTTGATTCTTGGTGCTTTACATGGAACTGTCGCAAGTGCAGTTCCAGTAGTCCCAAATTTTACCCAGGGATCTATGTCAAGCCACACAGAAACTTCACAAACAATAACCGAAACCATCAACTCGATGGATTACAACACAGGATATCAATACTCTGCGACTGGCAGTGGAATTTCAGCATCAGGTAACTTATCTCCTGGTACTGGACCAAACAATGTAACTATAGACGGCGTGACTTCAACATGGACAGGCATTACAACAAAACCAACATTCACACAGACGAATCCAGGGGCAGCATTTCAGTTCACAGAAACGTACATGGGTCCTGGGTTAAGCAATCAAACAATTATTCAAAGAACCACAGAGGTTACAAGCGTAACCGACACAACAAGTATTTTCTCCCAGTAATCCTATGTCTAACAAGTATTGCGAATGCCCTACCTGCGAATGCAAATGTAGGAGGTGTAAGTGCGACGGCTGCTCCTGTAGCGAATAGTTCAGGCTCGGTGACAAACCAGGCAATCCAGGTTTTACAAGGTCCATATATTACCAACACTTATGGTGGTGGAATCCAGTGTCAAGGACCTACAAGAAATTTCACTCCCTATGTAACAGGAACTGCATCAGCATCAAAACCATATGAACCATATTATATGGATCCCGTATATGATGTGAGTGATAATTATGGCGCCTTCGATGATGATGGAAATGATATTGGTGATGGAATTATTGATAATCCAGGAGACATTCTCTTCCGTAAGAAAGTACGCACTGGACAAAAAGATAACTATAGTTTAGGTGTAGGTTTCTCTATGACATGGAGCACACCTACCGATAAAAAGTTGCAAGATCTCTGTAAGAAAGCAGCACAAACTCAAATTGAATTAAACACTCAGTTAGTTGCTAACAAGAGATTGGATTTTGAGATTGCTCGTCTTAAGAATTGTGGTGATTTAATGTTGCGTGGAATTCAATTCCATCCCAAGAGTCCTTACTATAAAGTGTGTGCTGATGTGGTGGTAAACAATCCACCAGGACATAAGCATCCACATGTCCATGCTATCCCTTCCGTTTCTTCTTCCTTGGGAACACAGAGCGAAGTTCCTTCACAGCATGGTTCATCTGACGCTGCTCTGCTTGGCGCTCCCCTACAGACAAAACTGGGATCTTCTTACCCCGCAAGGCAGCAATCTTCTTCATCACTTTCTTCACAGCAGGTTTCACCGCTTTTAACAAAAGATCAGCAAGAGGTTTTGCGAGCAACGCAGAACTTGTCGCAATAACAGCAATACCACCTACCTGCACAACCTGACCACCACTAGGAAGTCCTGCTACTATCTGTTGAGGTAGCGGGACTTTTTCTGTTATCTGGACACATTCATTACCTTTCAATTCATAGGCAACAACCTTCTTTCGGAAACCTTCTACGAATGTTCCGACAGGTTCTTTTGCCTGCTGTGCTGGTGTAGGACAATCTACCTTTGCTGTATTGACTGGAGGAGATACTTCTGGTGCTCTAGGTAACTCTGGTGATAATGGTTTATCTGATATATCAGTTTTTGGAACAGGAGCAGGCTCCGTAAGAATCATCTGTTCAGGTTCAAACTGAATAGGATTAAAACTAGGGACGCCAGAATCACAATACGTAACCAGTCCTCTTTGGTCATCAGACTTGACTTGGTTGTTTTTTGCGTTGTTCGTTTCATGTGCCTCTACACATCCAGGGATGTCTACGATAGGAACACCAATATTTACCGTCACAGGTGGTGCAACAGGTATAGGAGGTGAAGAATAGTTACTCGCATCAAAAACTGTCACCTCAGGGATTTCAAGTCCACTAATGTTAATCCCGTCAATTTTAATTTCCATCAGTCCTCAAAAAATTTAAAAATACCAGTCCAAATAGAATGAAAGAACACATATAGAAAGAAAGTTTCTGTTGCTTCTTTCTTTTGATTTTTCTTATATGTTGATTGTGCCATAGTGTTACAATAACTTTAATTATTTAACATTTCTCAGCAAATTTTAACTAATTTATGTTACCACTTCGATATCTTACTGGCCAAGTTCTATCTAGAGTAAATGGCAATAGAAATATAAATCCAAAAATAAAAATACCAGAAATCATACTAGTGTCCCATGAGCACGACGAATCTCACGAAGTTCTTCAAAATTCTTCTGCTTAGTACCACCATCGTATGCCCAGGCATATCCCTCGGTAATCATTTGTTCGTTGAGGGAGAGTTCTGCGTCACCAATGTACAACCACCCAAGTAAGCGACCATACTTGCCCATGCCGCCGACAAGCTCAGTACGAATAATAAGGTCATCATCACCACTAATTGCTCCCTCTAATTTTTCTTTTAACCAATTTGTTGCATCATA